GCCGTGTGCCGAACGGCACGCACGGTGGTGTGAGAGGGACTAGAAATTAGTCCCTACTCGATTCTGTAAAAATACTAGTTCTATAATCATCGGTAAGTTTTAGATAGGCATCGTGTAACAATCCTTTTAATTCAGAAACTTTCGTATTTTCTGTTGTAAAATTACCTGCAGCAATATCGGCTAGGACAGCTTGATCCATCAATTTGGGAAAAATAAGGTGCTGCCATCTTCAAAGTGAGCTAGGAGTGTATTGATGTTTTCTTCTCTTCCCTGTATATCAGAAATAATGGTATTGTCGGTCATGGGGACAAGGCTAATCATTTTGCTACTAGCCAATTTGTGGTCTGCGCCAATATTGTTGGCAGCCTTTTTTAGTTGCTGGTTGTCGCTTGTTGGATCTAGTTTTTTTAGATTGAAGAGCAAGGTTTCATTATTTATAGCACTATCGGTACTATCTTGCTGCTGAGATGATGCAGTTGTGGAAGAGCTCTCTTTATTTTCGGTAGATTGCAGACCTATATCCTTGTCAGTGACATAGCCTACATACTGATACTGCTTTATGTTACTTGGATCAGGAAGTTGGTCTCCGACTTTTAGCTGATGAACCTGATTGTAGCCTGCAAGTAAATTGCTTTCTAGAGCCTGGATACTCTGGATAGGTAGAATAGAACCAGTGGCGGTCAGAAGAAGAATGGATGAAATAATCCTTTTCTTTTTGCCTTTTCCGACCAAACTTATTCCTAGAACTAGAAGAAGTCCTCCTCCAATCGTTAATAGATTGATTCCAGTCTCCCCTGTAGCTGGAAGAATCCCAAATATTTTTTTAGGTTCGGTCTTGTAGATGAGATAGATTGTTTGATTCTCCGTAGCTATTTCTTTGGAAGGTGAGACAGTTTTCAGCTTAGATAAGACAGAATCCTTCTCTGAACTTGTTAGTTCATCTTGTGCAATATATTGATATTGAACAGATACCGTCGATGCATCGTTTGCGTAAACTATAGGAGGTTGGCTTCCCCATAGGCTACTCACTATGGCTACTGTAGTACTAGACATGGCTAGTTGTTTAAGAGCGATTTTCTTGGTATACATTTTCCTCTCCTTTTTACATATTTACTTGTACAATCAGATTATACTGCTTGTACGAAGAAAAAATGCCAAATCGTTCACATTTTTGGGGCAATAGTGCATATTTTTTTAAAATTTTAAATGGTATATTTTTACTAGAGATAGAGGATGGTATCCTGGTATTTATTTTAGTAATTGGTGTCTTAATCATGTTCTTTTTAGCAATGTAATATTACTGTGTAGAAATTTTTCCAGATTTGTTTGTTTTATGGTGTTTTTATCTAAGAATACTGTGTATCCTAGGGGCAAACCTTGAAAATTGACTGGTTTTCTGCTACAATATATTATTGTACCTGTTTGTGAAATATATATATCCGAAACCTTGTTAAAACAGGGTTTTTGTTTGTGATTTTTTAAGATTATAAAAAATACTACCATTTTACTACCCTATTTTGATAGCTGCTAGTGTACTCTCGTAAACTCTTGCTGTTTCTTTTAATGATTCTTGTGAGAGGTGTCCATAAATGTTCATGGTCATTTCTATCCTTGAATGACCGAGACGTAGTTGAATTTGTTTGTATGGTACACCGGCATTAAGCAACATACTGGCATGGGTATGCCTGAATGCGTGAAAACCGACATTTGGAAGTCCTGCGTTCTTCATGACTCTTCCAAGACGGTATCCGAGAGCTTGCCGTGTGATATATCTGTCAGTAAAATTAGAAAATACGATAGACTCTGTACGACCTAATTTCATAGCTTCAATTCGTTGCTGCTTTTGGTAATATATGAGCATTTGGACTGTAGCATTATCAATATCGATAGTGCGTATACTTGATTTCGTTTTTGGTTCATTGACCTCATCGTTATTATTCAGAGTCTTGTTGACCAATATGATATGATTTGTAAAATCAATATCTGACCATTCTAACGCTCTTGCTTCGCTTATCCTAAGACCTGTAGCAAGCAGTAGTTTGCATAGCGTGGCGTCGTACAGTTCGGAGTAAGTATTTTGATTTTTTTCAAAGTAGGCTAAAAGAGTTTTTAATTCTTCGTCAGTAAAGTATAACTTCTTATCACTTTCCAGTTTTGGTGGTCTAGGAACTTCGACATTGTCTGCTGGATTCGCTTTGGTTATTCCTAATGATACTCCGTATTTCAAAATTTTACGGATATAATTAAAAATAAGAGGGTAGTCTTTACAAACCCCTTTTGTTCTATCGTTACTAGTTTTTTTCTGATGGGCCTTCCTCGCCCAATCGTTGACTAGAGTTTGTAACATAATGGTCGTTATTTTATCAATTCTTATGTTGCCTAACTGTGGTAAAATATAGTTTTTAGCAAAGTTATTAAAGACTCGGATGGTATTCGGTTTTTTACCTAGTCTATAGGTGTCAAACCATAGATCAAGAAGTTCACTAAAATAGATTATTTTTACTTCTTGATAAACTGTTTCACCTTCTTGTTCAAACTCATTTTTCTTTTGTCTGGCTTTTAGTTGCAACTCTTTCTTTGTTCGGGCAGTGATGGTAGTACGGACTTTTTTTCCTGTGATACTATCTACACCTAGGTAAAGACTAGCATAATAAACAGTCTGCCCGTTTTTCTTAGTTTTTTGCTTGATTTTCATTTTATCCTCCTTTTGTACATTCGGCAGGCAAGATGAATTTACAAAAGTAAAGTTTCGTGATAAAATGAGTATATTAAAAGCTGTTCAAAATGTTGTTTTGAATGGTTTTGTTTGGTACCCTACACTCAATGTTTGGTCGCGGAGAGTGTGGGGATTTTTTATTTATAAATTTCGATTTCTAACAAGCAATTCAAATCATCGTCGCTAACAATATCTTCGGTAGCTATAACTTTAATGGTTAAACTTTCATCTTGTATCAATTTTCTTAGCTCTTTCATCCCTTTTCTAGGTATGTACCCGATAAAGATGTCAAAGAGATATACTTTAATCGCAAGATGGTCATATGGGTTGGTAGGTTCACGAACTAGTTTCACTTGGTCTGTTCTGTTGCCAACCATCATGCCTAACGCTTTTTCTGCATTTTCTTTGCGATAATTCATTCCGACTACAGAAACCATTGTCTTGAATATAGGTTTTTCTGTATCGGTGGTTTCTTTTTCTGATGGTTGTTCGTAGAATATTTCGTCAATATCTGGTATATTAGGAACTTCATCAAATGAACTTGAAATTCGTTTCTGCATGATTTTTATAATAACAAAAAGTAAAATTGCTAGACCTAAGAAATAAAATGGTATTTTTGAAAAACGCTCTCCAAAAGATAAAAAGTAATCGATTATGGAATGTAGTAGTAGCAGAATGAAAATGACAGTTATGACCATTGCATAACTACAGCCAAAGTTTGAGTTTGATTTTTCTGCATCAAAAACATTATACGATGTTTTGTTATATACTTTATTGTATACAGCTTTTTTAGGGTCATTGAGCAATCCCATTCCTTTTTTTCCGTATACAGGGTTCACGGAGCTTTTTATCGCTCTTTTTGCTCTGCCTGTTGTTCTAGCAGACAAACTTTTCTTCACACTTGGTTTTCTGTATCCAATTTTCATTCTAAACACCTACCAAATTATTATACTCCTCAATCACCATGGTCTCATTGACTGTGGTTTTTAAGTCGTATTTTTCCATAAAGCGGACGTAATTAAATTCTCTGACATCGTCCATCAAGGCCAATTCTTCTTTGACCAGGTAATGGATCATATTCCTATCCGCTTGTAATTCATACTGTTCACGTCTTCGGTCATATTGTGCCGGGTCGTGATCTTCATGGCCTATTTCGTGGTAGATAACTTTCTTGTGCTGGATTTCATCCAAATAGGCGTCAACTGCAATCATGTTCGCACGCTTGTTGTATATGCCTTTCTTGTCCGTATCTCTACCGTCAAAATAGACTAAATCAATGCCACGCTCTGCGCAGACTGATTCTGGTGTCATCATAGGCAACTATTCCTTATCTCTGTTCTTCATGCGTGTTTCAAGGATAGAGGCGATGAGGTCGATATCCTCATCGTTGAGAGGTATGCCGTCATAAGACATGGACTCTGCTGCCATTTCCTTGAAATCGATTGTGGGGGTGAGTTCTTTTGTGGGGGTGTCACTAATTTTTCCGTGAAGAATGTAGTCTGTGGAAGTATCTAGCATTTCAGCCAATAAAATTAGTTTTTTGCCAGTTGGCAAATTCACTCCGCTCTCCCATTTTGAAATTGTGCTTTGAGATTTGTAACCAAGTTGATTAGCTATGTCTAATTGCTCGAACCCTCTCATTTCTCTCAACTCTCTAATTCTTTGCCCTACTTCAGGGTATTTTATCTTTGTGTCAGCCATGGTTTTTACCTCTATATTCATAGGTATATTATAAGTAAAAAGTGATTTAATATCAAGTGATTTTGTGCAAATACCAAAAAAAGATGAAAAAAAATCAAAAAAACGCTTGACAGATGATTTATAATCATGTATCATATAGTCAAGGTCAAAGGAAATGACTTAAAATCATGCGAAAGGAGAACTGAATGGCAAAACCAAAAATCACAATTGCAGAACTTCGTGCAAAGAATAATAAGATGAGCCAGAAAGAACTTGCTTCAAAAATCGGTGTTGCTTATCAAACAATCGGAGCATGGGAAGATGACATTACAGTCATTAAAGGCGATAATCTATTGAAATTGTGCGAATTCTTTGGAGTAAGTTCGTCTGATTTACTTGGACGTTAATTTTTAAAACGTACATGATTATTTATCATGCGGCAACTACCCAACTAACGACTAGAAAGGAGTAGGGGATGGAGAAACTAACAAAAAATCATTTATCTGAAATCGATACCATTGTTAAGATGATTGATATTATTGCTGAATCTATATTTCTGGAGCTTATGATGGAATGCGATAATTTAGCTGAAATGAAAAGTAGAACTTCTCATTTCGATAAGTATTCAGACCTTCCAGTGGAGACTGCCAAGATTTGTGAAATAGTTGCGGGTCGAGTGAGAAAAACGGCAAAGGAATATATCGATATTAAAAACTCCCAACACAAGATTGTATTAGGAGAGTGAGTTAATTAGGGTACTAGTCAAGCATCCTTATAACAATTTCTGCTTGTTTATCAAAATTGTTATGTTCGCTGACTAGCCATGAAGTGTTTCTATCGTTGTGTATGAACGTACTTTTGAGTTCGTGGTAATATCTCTCAAAAAATGAGATTAGTGAAGTGATTTCATAGTGTCCATACTCACGATAGATTGAAAGAAAAAGTTTGAGTGCAGTGTATTGACTGTATAGTTCGTTGATTCCAATTGAAACTTCAGCAGTTTGTTTTTCCGTATTGTTTATCAATTCGGAATGTAGCTTGGAGGTTGCATTTTTTAAATCAATAACTAGTATTTTCAACTCTGCCAGAACTTCATTGTCCATTAGTTATCCTCCTTTCGGTTTGATAGCTAAATTATAGCATGGATAGGAAGAGGAAACAAATATAGAAGGGAGGAAGAGGTATGCCGGTATCCCAGAGATATGTCTACTTTGGAAGCTAATATTTTATCTGCTATTCGGAATTCTGGTAGTTATGATTCGCCTATCCAGGCATCAGTTTTACGTAAGAAATTTAATATTAGTAAGCGTGTTTTGGAAAATACGATTGAGAGTCTGAGAGTTAATTTTCATCATCCAATCGTTGCAAAGAAGCACAGACCTAATGGTTATTTTTTACCTAAGACGGAGCAGGAGAGGTTGGATGGTTTAGCTCCTTATCGTAGGCAGATTGAAACAGAGAAGAAGAATTTGGCTGCGGTTATGTCCGTTGATCTGTGTCATTATTGGCAATAAAAAAAGCCTGATGGCAGTCAGGTCTTTATCAAAATTATCTAATTAAATTATATCAAAAGTAAATTCGGCAGGCAAGATGAATTTACAAAAGGAGTCAATATGGAAGAACAAGGTTTTTTGTCAAGATGGTTTGAGCTGAACCTCTTGGATAAGATTATAGACGTTATTGAGAATTACTTGACCAGACGGCTCGAAAAAGAATTTGAGCATCATACTTGTGGTTTAGTATCTCGTCAAAAGTTGATGAAAGATTTGGAGTTGAAAGACGAGACATTAAGGAAGTGGGAAGATGCAGGTTTGAGACGTTATCAACCGCCATTTGAAAAAACTAGCAAGATTTACTACAAGGAATCAGATGTAGAACGTTTTTTGACAGTTTAGGAGGGAATCATGACAGAAGCAATTTTAACATTAGGAATCTTTGCTGTGCCGATTTTGACGGTGGCAGTAGTAGAACAGCGGAAGACCGAGAAGGAGCGGAAAGTACGAGAAATAGCACGTATACTCGAAGAAGAAAAGCAAAAAAACTTTCGTTTGGGCATGGATTATAGAGACAAGTGCATCAAACAACGTGTACTTAATACAGAGCGTCAACAGGTAGATAAGGAGTGGGAGAGATATGCTCAGATTGCTAACTAAGAGTTTTAAACGAGAAGTACCCGCAATCCTTCGTCCTCTCTATTCACTAGAGCAGGAAAACCAACTATTGCATGACATGGTCCGTGAAATCGCTGAACAACGAAATGAATACCGTATCGAGAATCAGCGGTTAAGGGATGAGAATGACACGCTTAAGCGAATGTTAGAACGGTACAGTTAGGTGGTGTTTCAATGGCTCGTAGACATGTATTTGCTAACAAAGTACCCAAACGAGTAGGGGATTTGAAGTCTAATACAGGGGTGGATTACGCTATTTGGGTACAAAATTGTGAGCTGACTAATGATGAACTAGCGGTATTGCTCGGTATAGATGTGAGATATGTAACGAGAATGCGGAAACTTGACTGGATTCCCGATACATCTGTCCGAGAGCGCATTGATCACTTAATTTTGACAAGGAGGGAATGATGGCGAGCGAAATCAAATGGATTAAGATTGTCACGGATATTTTCGATGATGAAAAAATCCTGCTAATTGAGTCGTTACCGGAAGCTGATACGATTATCGTTATTTGGTTTAAACTGCTGACATTAGCTGGTAAGCAGAACTATGGTGGTGTCCTTATGATGAATGATCGTGTACATTACACAGACGAAATGTTGTCTACACTATTTCGTAGGCCTTTGAACACTGTTAGAGCAGCGCTTCAAACTTTTGAGCAGTTTGGGATGATTGAGATTATCAATAATGCCATAACAATCCCGAATTGGGAGAAACATCAGAGCGTGGAAAGCATGGAAAGGGTTAGAGAGCAAGCTCGGAAACGCGTTGCAAAACATAGAGAGAAACAAAGAACATTAGCAAATAGTAACGTTACATGTAACGTTACAGTAACGCATGGTAACGCACTAGATAAAGAAGAAGAAATAGATAAAGAAGAAGATATATATAATATATGTCCGATTAAGGAAATCATTGAATACTTAAATTCTGCCACTGGAAAGTCTTATCGCTATCAGTCGAATAGCAACAAGAAAATTATTCAAGCTAGGTGGAACGAGGGTTACAAGTTGGATGATTTTAAAAAGGTCATTGACAACATGGTAGCCAACTGGACTGGTACAGAATGGGAGAAGTACCTACAGCCGTCAACCTTGTTCAGAGAATCGAATTTTGACAAGTATCTGAATATGGTCCCAAGAGTGCCGAAAACCAACATTCCTGACTGGGCCTTGGAAGAAATTGAGCAGGACAATTCAGAAGAAGCCATGCAACGTATGCAGGCTTTGAAGGCAAAAATGCTTGCTGACGAAAAGGGAGAGCCTGTGCCTGACCGGGCTGAAAAAGTTTTGGCAGGTAAACAGACTGCCGAGGGGCAGGCTAGGTTGGCAGATATTTATGCGGAACTGGAGGCTATGGAAAATGGTGAAACTTAGACATGGCTCAAAGCAGGACAGACCGTTTATCAGAGAAGTAAAGGTCAGCTGTACTGGGATTGATATTTTCTATGGCAATGAGCGACAGGCTATGCGGTTTGCTAGTCGAGCGGCTGCAATCCATGTTTCAAGAGCTCTAAAAGATTATGGGAATTTTTATTTGATTGAGGAGGACTGATGGACGGTTATTTGAAATTAGACAAGATGTTGGATTGGCAAGTAGCGAATTATCCGCTACGCATGTCTGAAAAGGCCCGCTTGATGGCTTTGCCTGGTGATGAGTTTTCGGCGGAGCTGGATCGTATGGCCGAGGAATATCATCGGACGAGGTATGGAGGTAGTTGATGGTAGTGCCAGAAAAAGAGTACGCTCTCTACAAAGGCGACGAGCTACTAGCAATCGGAACAGCAAAGGAGTTGGCAGATAAGTTTGGCGTTAAGGTATCAACGATACACTTTTACAAGTCGCCAGCGTATATAATTTTGAAAAGGTGGAGCAGATGACGATATATGATTTTTTGGAGGAAATTGATGAAATTAATAAATGATATAAAACAATTGCTTTGCAAGCATTCTTGGAAGGAATTACCGCGCTTTATCGCGTTGAATACTGGAAAAATTTCTCCTAAACGTCAATGCCTAAAATGTGGGAAAGTGGAGGATATATCTTGAAATTCCTAGACCTATTCGCTGGCATCGGTGGATTTCGACTAGGTATGGAACGAGCCGGACATGAATGTGTTGGCTTTTGCGAGATTGACCCATTTGCCAGAAAGAGCTACAAAGCGATACATGATACGGAAGGAGAGTTTGAATTTCATGACATTACAAGAGTCACAGATGAGTCTATTCGAGGAATCGGACGTGTGGATGTTATCTGTGGAGGATTTCCGTGCCAGGCTTTCAGTATTGCTGGAAAGCGGGCAGGATTTGAGGATACTAGAGGGACTTTGTTCTTTGAGATTGCTAGGTTCGCATCTATTCTCAGACCTAAATATTTATTCCTTGAAAACGTCACAGGACTCCTCAACCACGACAACGGAAATACATTCGAGACCATCCTCAGAGCGTTGGATGAACTGGGGTATGACGCGGAATGGCAAGTGTTCAACAGCAAGAATTTTGGAGTCCCCCAAAACAGAGAGCGGGTGTTTATTATCGGACATCTTAGAGAAGAAGGTGGACGAGCGGTTTTTCCTTTCGGAGGAGATGACGAGGAAGCTAGTACTTACAAACCAAGAAGAGTAGGGAATATCAATCCATCCGGCAATGGAATGAATGGAGAGGTATTTGATTCGGACGGTCTGGCCCCAACTCTGACAACAAACAAGGGTGAGGGGATCAAAATAATTGGTCTGATGCAACCAAATTTTAATCAAAGCGGTTGTGTATACGACCCAGAGGGAATCGCTCCAACCATCCGAACCATGCAAGGCGGAGGGTTAGAGCCGAAAATTATTCAACGTGGACATGGCTACAATCAGGGTGGCGAGCATGACACAGCACCTACATTGACTAGCAATAGCTGGCAGGAAAATAACTTGTTAGCAATCAAAGAGGCAACTGCTAAGGGCTACGCTGAAGCGACCGTTGGTGATTCCGTCAATCTGTCGCATCCCAATTCTGTTACACGAAGAGGTAGGGTTGAAAAACAAGTAGCCAATACACTTTTGACAGGCGAAGAACAAGGCGTGATAACGCCGAATTTCCGCATCCGCAAACTGACACCTCGCGAGTGTTGGAGGTTGCAAGGTTTTCCAGATTGGGCCTTTGATAAAGCTCAGGCGGTAAATAGTAATAGCCAGTTGTACAAGCAGGCTGGCAACTCGGTCACGGTTAATGTGATTGAGGCGATAGCAAGAAAATTGGAGTAGTGACATGAGTAAATTTATCAACGCAGACTGCATGGATGTAATGCGTGAGTATCCTGACAATTATTTTGGCCTTGCAATTGTAGACCCGCCCTACTTCAGCGGACCTGAAAAACGGAGATTCTACGGGCGTAAAATAAGTCCGATAGGCGTACAACGTTTGTATGGACAGACGAGTGAATGGGAAGTTCCAGGGAAGGATTATTTTGACGAGCTGTTCAGAGTGTCTAAAAATCAAATTATTTGGGGTGTAAATTATTTCCAGTATGATTTTGGTCCAGGTCGTATCATCTGGGATAAAGTCAATGGACAATCGAGCTTTTCGGATTGTGAGATTGCTTACTGCAGTATGCATGACAGCGTACGACTATTTCGCTACATGTGGAACGGTATGATGCAGGGTAAATCCATTGCAGAGGGGCATGTCCAGCAAGGAAATAAACGATTGAACGAAAAACGGATACATCCAACGCAAAAACCTGTGAATTTGTATCGTTGGCTAGTCCAAAAATATGCTAAAGAATGCGATAGAATCTTAGATACACATGTTGGCTCAGCTAGTAGCTTGATCGCTTTTGAGGAAGTAGGTCTGGAATATGTCGCTTGTGAAAAAGATGGGCAAATTTACCAATCAGCTCTGGCCAGACTGGAAGAATACAAGTCACAGATTAAATTATTTTAGGAGGAAACAGATGAATAAGCAGGAAGCGATTAAGGAAATAGATGGGTACGCAGTGATATCTACATTTGTCCCAAAATCGACAGAAGTTATTAAAATCGAAAAAGCAAAAGAAATAATCTCCCAAATCCACGAACCGCAGAAGGTTGTGGTGCCGAAGTTTGTGGCGGAGTACATCGAGAGGTGCAAACAATCTGGTTGGCATTTGCAAAAAGTTCTTTCCAGACTGGATGATGATGAGAAAGTCGGTGATTGGGCATACGACGAAAACGACGACTTGATTTCTGAGAAGGTCGATATGGTAGCTCACGCTTGGCTGTTCGGCTACGAAGTCGAGCAGGAGCAACTGTACACGGTCGAGATACCGAATAATGGCGGAACATTGATATTAGCATGCATCAATCATGCCATTAAATTAGTAGATGGTAACAAACACTTGCCTGGAAAATTTACCAAAGAATCGATAGAATATGCCGGGTTTGACTGGGCATTAAAATGGGCTAAACCTGTGGAGGTGGAGTGATGAAACAATTATTAAGGTCTGTCGGATTTATGCTGATAATTTATTCGTTTGTCCCTAACACTATCCACGAGATGACGCTTGCTCAGAAGATAATGTTTGGATTAGGCGCTAGTTGGCTATTTTACGAAGGAGGTAGGAAATGATACCGAAAATTGAGACCTGCGAAGAATGTGGGCGCAAGTACAAAGAAGGCACATTGGACTATGGCAGTATCTTTCAGACAGGGTATTGTGGCGAATGCTTGGTCGAACGCGTAGAAAGAGGAGAAGAATGGTAGTACCGAAGTTTAGAGCGTGGGATAAGATATCTCATGCATGGAGACATGATGTATACATTGGACTTGATGGTCTAGCTAAGGACCTTTCTCGCACGGGAGAAGAGCCTTTTGAATTACCTTTAGACAATGTAATCATCATGCAAACCACAGGGTTGTTTGACACATTTCGCCAAGATGAATTATTCGAAGATGATGTGATATTATGGACATATTTTGATGAATGGGAAGATAGTGGAAACGCTAGAATTGTGTATAGAGATGGGTGTTGGAAACTGTTGGATATCAAAACGGGAAAAGAAGTTTGGGATAGTTTGTTTGACTGCTTGGAAAATTGTACGGTTTTTCTATCTGGCAACATCTATGAAAATCCTGAGTTGGTGGAGGTAACCAATGACTAACGAAAAACTAGGTGTGCTACTGGTCGATGTGCCAGAGCCGAGGATGACAAAGTATTCTGTCCTTATCAGAACGGATGGGAAATACAGGATTCTTGATACGGATTCGGAATTATTCGTTAGAGCTTATGGATGTCGTTGCACCCAAGAAGAAGCTAAAAAATACCAACAATTCAGATGGGCAGCGTTGGAGGACTTGGAATGACCACAGCAGATAAAATCAAATATATCCTGCAAAAGACAGGATGGACGAGGGACCAATTTGCGACCGAGATGGGTGCGACGACTCTATCTGTCTACAAATAGCTAGACGGACGACCACCGAGACAGCGCATGTTGGATAAAATAGACGAGCTGTACGAGCAAACTAAAGATACAAAACCTAAAGTACTAGCACAACGTGGCAAGATACGTATTTTGTATCCGTATTATAGCCATCAGAGAATGCCGTGGGAGAGGAGATAATAGATGATCAACAATGTTGTATTGGTCGGTAGATTGACGAGGGACGTAGAGCTACGTTATACACCGTCTAATCAAGCCGTTGCGACTTTTACTTTGGCAGTTAACCGCAACTTCAAAAATCAATCGACAGGAGAGTGGGAAGCTGACTTTATCAATTGCGTATTGTGGCGTCAGCAGGCCGAAAATCTGGCTAATTGGACCAAGAAAGGTCATCTGATTGCCATTACTGGACGAATCCAAACCAGAAGCTATGATAACCAGCAAGGGCAACGTGTCTATGTGACAGAGGTAGTTGCTGAGAGTTTCCAAGTGCTTGAAAAACGTGATAATACGGCAAATTATTCAAGCATCGAAGAGCAGATACCACCAGGAATGAGCGGTCAGCCGATGGATATTGACGATGACTTGCCGTTTTAGGAGGTATACATGAGTCGGATTGTAAATTTTGGAAACGGCATTACAGCCAGACAGCGTGATGTCATTATCGCAAAATTATTGATGTGGTGCAGTAGACCAATAGTAAAAGGTCAACCGTTTCGTAGTCAGAAAAGGAATAACTTATTTAGAGAAGTTATCAAAAAAACTTTAAATTACTACTTAGGAACACTTTTTTCAGATGAAGATATGGCTTTGATTTATCAAAGATTAGGTAATGGAATCAATCCAGAATTGACTTATAGATTTATTGATAGTGGGTTTGATACTGGAGTGTTGAATGACAGCTGATATTGTTCAATTTATTCCAAAACATGATATATGTCACGAATGCTACAAGAGAAGAGCGACAAAGCTATGTGATTTTATAATTGGTCAAACAGGAATAACATTCTATCGGAGTTACAGTTTATTTAAAAATCAGCAACCAAGGTTTCTTACTTGCGACAAGCCACTCTGTGACAGATGTTCCAACAGATTTCATGGTATGGATTTATGTAGGAATCACAATAAAAAAATGACAGGAGGAAAATAATGAGTAGACCTGACCGCTATCCCTACTCTCAGGATCCATGGGTAATTGAAAAGACTAGGACTTTTTCAATTGTCAATGGAAAGTATGGTACACACACGAAAGTCACGATGTATCGAAACCTATTTACAGGCAAAATCAAACATGATTGGATTGAATGGAGGACAGGATTTAATGACTAAACTTATTGGATTCGGGCGTTGCCTCGGAAAAACTACAATGGCTATTTTGGAAAGTCATGCGACAGGACATTATATTGTCTGTGCTAACCGTAGGATGGCTGATGATACTTTTAGGTTTGCAAAACAGCTTGGCTATACTATTCCTTTTCCGCTATCTGTCTCAGATACACGATTTGATGGTCGTAAATATTCGGATGAACCAGTGATTGTTGATAACGTTGAAATGGTTTTAGAATCCTTATTAGGATGCCCAGTCGAAACAATCACATTCAATAGTCCAAATGTAATTACTACATACGACCGATACATTCAAGAAATATCTGAGCTAAAAAAGGAATTGGCAGCCTGCTATCGAGAGAAAGAAGAAGACCAGGCTATCATCGAGACCCTAAAAGACAAATGCGTGGACCTCATGCTTGAAAATGCTGACTATGTCTGGGATGAGATGGCTAGAGAAACAGCTAAGAAAAGAGCTAATAAGAGAAAATGGAGGGCAAAATGATTACAATCACTCTTGACGAAGAACTATTGACAGCACTTGTTTTTGCAGCAGCTCAAAGCTCATGCGGTTTTAATCAAAACATTTTGCAGGAGAACCAGTTGTGGCATTTACACTGTTGTGACTATAACGAACCAGTATATGAAGTGGCAAAGCAAATCAACCTTGATGATATTCAAGACGAAAGCTACAGAGCCTATTTTCAAGAAGTAAAGGCGAAAGGTGATAAATATTATTCGGAGGTAGATAGAAAATAAAAAAAGGCCAGCGATTGCTGCCCTCATCTATGCCAATTTTCAACTACATTATACCATAGAAATGGAGGAAGGCAATGAAAAGTGTTGAGCCGATACGTGATAAAGACGACATTGAGCGGATGAAGGATTTTATGGAAAGTTGGAATCAGAGGAATTTTCTGCTCTTTGTCTTTGGTTTAAATTCTGGGTTGAGAATTAGTGATTTATTAAAGTTAAAGGTTCGAGAGGTGTTAGATACACATGTAGTCATAATTGAGCAAAAGACTGGTAAACCGAAGCAATTTTATATTAATGATTATTTAAGGAAACAGATCGATAAATATATCAAAGCTAAAGGTTTAAAACCATATGACTATATTTTCGAAAGTAACAAGAGAGATAAGGATGGGAAGAAACGTCCGATTGGTAGAGAACAGGCTTGGAAAATCCTTAATAAGTGTGCTAAAGCTTGTGGTCTAAAAAGGATTGGTACTCATTCGCTCAGAAAATCGTTTGGGTATCATATGTATAAGAAAGACCAGAATGTGGCTCTACTGATGGAAATATTTAACCACGCTTCGCCAGACATCACACTACGTTACATTGGTATTAATCAAGACGAAAAAGATAAAGCAATGGCTGGATTTAGCCTATAATTTTTTTTAAAAAAGCGATAAAAAGAAACATATCGAAAAAATGTTGCATTGTATTTTTGCAAAATAGTATTGAAGCCTTGCAGAATATAGCGATTGAGCCTATTTATCAAAAGGAAACAGAATATAAGATATGTTGCTTTTTTGGGGGAAAAAGTAGAAGTGGAGGAATAGAAAAGAAAGTGGATAAAATATGTCTAGATGGAGATGTGTATGAGCCGCATACAGTTAAACTTACGATGAATGACGATAAGAATACTGCTTATAGTGACCTCGAGAAAGCTTATCAATCATTTGTAAAATCAAATGCTGATAGCCGAGCAAAAGCAGAAGCGGATTTGGCAGAGGCAGGCAGACGGATTGAGTTGCTGGTTACGCATTTTAATTATTCCGAAGATCATTTTTGGGAATTTATTAAATCTTGTATAGTGGCCTATAAATTAGTATTTGGAAATCCGTTTAAAAACAGCAGACAACAACTGACTGCTGAAGACTCTCAAAAAATGAGTCACATAATTGCAAAGAATCTTGAAAAAACTGCAAAAGAGATAAAATTACATCAAGAATTTCGAAAAAGGTTTAATATACAAACTCGCAGTTTTGATGATAACAAGGCAGAGCATCCTTTACTGTCGAAAAAACAAAATTTCTAGGAGGGCTTGATGAACATTGAACAAAGACTAAAGAAGCTGAAGCGTTTTGAGATACTTGTACGCTCTAAACAACGTGAGCGAAACGTGCTCGGCAGCATGATTTCGCAATTTAGCGATGAGATGACCGAAAAGGCAAAGAATCGTTGCAGAGCTATTGACGACGAAATTAGCTGGCTATACGACGAGCGGGAGCAATTAGTCCATGATATTGAGCATTTGGATGATCCCGTTGAGTCAATTGTGTTACGACTGTACTATGTAGACGATAAGCCTTGGAACGTGATTGCATACGACATGAACTATAGTATCAGAACATTGCAGAACATTAAGCGCTCGGCAATCCGGAATCTTAGTAAAAAAATAAACCAAGTCGAATGACTTGGTTTATTGAGTTGTATGTTAACTTTTGTGGACATAAAAAGACCCTATTTGGATTTAGGGTCTAAAAAAATTATTTTTTAAAATGATTGATAATTTCATTGTAAAAATCATTTAATTTCTCAGTTTCATCGCTAGTCAAATCTGACAGAGTGAATACACGACCAAAATTGTCCAATCTTTCTTGGTCAGCTACACTATAACTATCGTTGTCTGCGATTACTTTCATAAGTTTAATATGTTCTTTCTTCGCTCTATCATCAAGTTCTCTCATTCTAAATTTGACGACGTTTCCGTCTTTTTCAACTTCAACTAAAGCCTCTGCAATTCGTAGTGATAATGGAAATCCGCTTGTGCTGGATTCAATTTTGTTAATGATTTCTTGTGATGATGTAATGATATTCATTTTGTGTCCTTTCTTAAAGTCGTTAATTTGACAATATTATAACATTCTTTTTATCACAATAAAACTATTGTTGACAAATTAATTATTTTTATATATACTAATCACGATTTATATTTAGTTTTGGTTGCTGATTTTCTCATCAGTTAAGTCAAAATAAGGCTAGATCGCATCCAACTCATCAAGAGTGAGCACCGACTCGGTGCTTTTTTTGTTCATCAACTCGTTATCGAGTTTACTTTACAAAAATTTCATTCAAAGTCTTGATGGCATATTCTGTAAGTTGACCATCCTTCCTAATCGCTTCTTTCTTAAATAGCGATGTAGAGCTATTTGTGTCTTTGAGAAATGCTTTAGATCTAGTTACTTGACCTTTTTTGTTAAACCAAACTCTGATAAAAGAAACTGTTTCTTGAGTTGCGTTGAATACTAATGTACTTGCTGTTAAATACTTGAAATTTAGAGTGTGGAATTCGTCCCAAGTAACGTCCGCAACTTGAATTTGGCCGCAAGTTCTGATTGTTTTCATAATTATTTCCTCTCTTTTTTTAAAATTTTTCTATCAAACGGTATAAACCATTTTCGAATTTGCAAACTGCCCAACCATCAACTGGTTCAGCTGTAGGGCAATGTTGTCCATTTAAAATTCCATGCTCACGTTCCTCGCGAGTGTTGAAATTCCAGTGGTCTGCAACTCTTAGACTGCCTTCAGGTTTGTGATTCCAACCAATCTCTTTAGAACTGTAAAAACTATAGCTAAAAGGGCTAGTACTCCATTCGTCCGTCCAATTTTTTACAATCCAGATAAAAGCATTGAGTTTTGATTCCTGGTCAGAGTAAATTTTGAGTGTACCATCCCACTCAAACAATTCAATAAATTTTAAAAGAAGTTTATAGTTTTCTGCAATTTTTTGAAGAATACTTGCATTGATTTCACCGTTTTTTGTCGGAAGCACTTTGATTTCTTCTGCAGAAACGATAAACGAACTCTCATCTGTATTGTTGAAACTTAATTTTGCAAGGGAGGAGTACTGTTTTATTCCTTGATCCTCGTCTTTTAATACAAATTTGCGTCCGTCAATTTTATATTTCATGCTCACTTTCATGATATTTTCCCCCTAGGCCTTTGCCCTATTTATTTTTTAATGACTAGCAAGCCCTTGCAAGCCTGCTGACAGCTTTAACTGTGTAGTCTTACCTTATTCCGAGATGTGCCAACGGCACTTGGATGTATTTATAGACCAGATGGCTTGCTAATGTCTCTTGATATGTGCTGCCATCTTCGAATGTGGTAGTAACTGGGATTTGGCTGATGCCAAGTAGTGTGATAATGATGAGTATGATCGTGATTGCTTTTTTCATTTGGTTGCCTCGCTTTATTAATAATCGCTTATCTGCATTTCATAAGGTTTCAAACCTGTGTATTCGCAAATCACTTTTTCAATTTCGTTTTTTATTTCAACGCTTGGTAAAGTGACCCAAATAAATTTATAAAATTTCTCTACTTTGATTTTGATTCCTTTAGTATCAAAACCTTGTTTCTTTAATTCCGCTTTGATTTCTTTCGCTGTTTTCATGTTGTACCTTCTTTCTTTCTTTTTTTGAGGTACGCAAAAAGCGTACTTGACTAGACCAAGCACGCATGATACAATATTAGTATCTTGCTACTTGGTTCTGCTTGGTAGTAGGGTGTGTTGACTTGTAACAACTCGGATTGGCGTTTGACTTGTTACAGGTCTTTTTTTATTTGTCTTTATTATATTCCACTTGGGAAATATTGTCAACAGTTTTTTTTATTTTTTTTTCTAAAAGATTTAAACCATCAAAAATCGCTTGACGTCTGGTGCTTTGGTTAGCTTCAGCTAGTTCAGTCAGATAGTTGTAATCTTCGATTCTTAAGTCTAATGTTATCTGTTTTCGTTCAGTTCGTCCTTTCGGTCTACCTCTTGGGCGCTTCTTTTCTTGCATCGGTTTTCTCCTTATGCTATAATATATACAAGGTTGGTAAGTAGGCTATTTACCTACTTACCTTTGTGAGGTTTAGAGATGTTTTATTATCTCCAAAATGATTTGGGCAACGATTTGAAAGAATCTAGCTATTGCAGTAGCAAGTTCAATCAGTTTGAGATGGTCAACATCTCTTTTCTTTTGCCTTTTCAAAAGCCTCACCCCCTTTCCTTGTATGATAAGGGGCGAAAGTTATTTGATTAACTTTCTGAGTTTATTATATTCCACTTGGAAAATAATGTCAAGCATTTTTATAAAAAAATTTTAAAAATTTTTTCGAATCGCTCAGAAACCGCATAAAATCAAGGGTTTACCTCAATAAATTTTTTTTGATAATATCAAACTTTTGCGCAAATTTACCAAATTTGCGCTTTTTTTGCGTTCTAATAGTAAAAAGATGAAATCAAATCCATTTTATAAAACGTACAAATGGCAACAAAAAAGACTTGAAGCGCTAAAGAGAGATAAGTATAGATGTGTGTGGTGCTACGAAGCTGGCAAACTGACAACAACTAGACTAGAAGTTGACCACATAGAGGAACTAGAAAAGAATCCAGATAAAGCGCTAGACCTGACAAACCTTCGAACCTTGTGCAAAGACTGTCATAATAAGCGCCACAATCGGTTCAAATCAAGTAAAAAGCAATGGAATGATGAGCAATTCGAATGGTAAATTGACATAGTTGTAAACGTTAATGCGAAATGTTCGGAAATTCCATGCGCAAACACCCCCCGGTCGAAAAAAAGTGGTGATTTTACCCAAGCCCCTAGACCGGCGGCCAGTTTTCTGACCAAAAATCGGGGTATGCGTGCGTAATTAGGGGAGGGGGGTAAATAACGAAAAAGGAGTTGACTAATGAAAATTGGCGAATTAAAAAATGAGCTTATGAGTCTCATAAATATGGATAGTCAAATTGAAGTTGAAAAGGTTGAGCGCTATCTGAATTTGGTCAAAATTTACAAAGAATTAGACAAGACTTTGAAAAAAGATGGCTACATGATTGTAGTGAGAAATGGAGCTCAAAGTTTTCTAAAAGCAAACTCTGCTATTGGGGAAAAAGTCAAGATTAATCAGGCTTTGATAAAGCTCGGTGAGTTTTTTGACAAGAAGCAAGAGGAACGAGATGCGGCTTCAAAAAATACAAATTTTGCTGACCCGAATGAGTTCTTGTAGGCGGTGATGGCATGTGATTAAGTATGTGCGAGATTACATAGATGAATATGAATCTGGGAAGATTTTGTTCAACCAAGAACGTGTTGATTTGGTTGCGTATATTTATCGTGAAATCGTTCCGAGGTTAGACAAAAAAGAGGTTTATTTTGATGAAAAAATGATAGAAAATTGTATCAAATTCATCGAAAAATGGTTCTTTAAGCTCGAAAATTTTCAAAAATTTATCATTTCTTTTGTTTTTTTAAGATACACAGCCAATGATAGGAATGTTTATAAAACTATTTTGATTATGATGGGGCGTGGTGGTGGTAAGAATGGTCTGGTTTCTGGGATTATTGCTTTTCTGCTCAGCCCTTTTCATGGGATTAAAAATTATAATGTTTCTCTGGTTGCGAACTCGGAAGACCAGGCGAAGACGAGTTTCGAAGAGATTTACAATACTATTGAGTCAAATCCTAAGTTAAAAGAAATTTATTACAATACAAAGTCGGAAATCAAGTCTCTTCATACCAATAGTGTCATGCGGTTTCGTACTTCGAATGGTAATACCAAGGATGGTTTGCGTGATGGTATGGTGGTGTTTGATGAGATTCATCAGTATGAGTCCAATAAGGATGTTCGTGTCCACAAGTCTGGCCTTGGTAAGGTTAAAAATTCTCGTGAGTTCTATATTGGTACGGATGGGTATGTTCGTGAGGGGTTCATCGATAGTATGAAGGAGAAAGCGAGGAAGGTTCTGAGCGGTGAGGCTCGCTGGAACTCTATGTTTGTCTTTATTTGTAAGATTGATGAAGAGAAGGAGGTGGATGATAAGGAGAAGTGGCAAAAGGCTAATCCTATGTTCCATCGTCCAATGAGTGAGTATGCTGAAGAGTTGTTTGATGTGGTCTGTGAGCAGTATGATGAGATGATTGAGGATCCGTCAAACCGTGAGGAGTTCATGACGAAGAGGATGGATTTTCCTGTCATGGATACTGAGCGTAGTGTGGCGACTCATGAGGAACTGGTGGCGACTAAGCGTGATTTCCCTGATTTGAGGGATGAAATTTGTATCGGTGGCTTGGACTATGCTGCTGTTCGCGACTTTGCTGCAGTTGGGTTGTTGTTCAAGGTCGGTGATGACTATGTGTGGTTGTGTCATTCGTTTGTTCGGAAGGAGTTCGTTGATACTTACTATGGGTATTCTCGTCCGAAAGATTCTATTAATGGGAAGCGTCAGTTTGCTCCGATTAAGAAATGGGAAGATGAGGGTTTGTTAACGGTTATTGATGAACCGACTATTAATCCTAGGTATGTGGTTGATTGGTTCGTGCGGATGAGGGATGAATATGGCTATGACTTGCAACGGATTGTGGCTGATAACTATAAAATGGATCTTCTGAAGCCTTTCTTTGAGAAAGAGGGGTTTGAGGTTCAGTTTAAGGGGGAATTTGAGGCTCCAGCTGGTTATCAGGTCGAAGTTTTACGGAATCCGAAGGCTAGTGATAGTTTAGTTGCTCCTAAAATTGAGACGGCTTTTGCTCGGCATAATGTTATCTTTGGTAAGAATGACATGATGCGGTGGTATACGAATAATGTACTTAGGAAGTTAAAACCTGATGGTAATGTTGTCTATGATAAGAAGGAGGATACGAGACGTAAGACGGATGGTTTTAAGGCGTTTCAGTATGCCATGTGGCGTTCTGGCCAGCTTGATATTGAGGTTGATTTGGAATTTTATGATGACGTAATGGAGTGGTATTGAGATGGATTTACTTATGTGTTGAATTTTTTAATAGCGGAAAGCGAGGAATCTTATGAATAAACGCATGAAGAAGAAATACAAGCCTATCAATGAGTTATGGGATTGTTTGGAATGGTTCGGCTTTAGGTTGAATAGGCATAGCACTAGGTTGGACGGTATTGATAATCGTTTGGATAATCTGGAGGGCATTCATTCAGTCAATGTTCAGGCCATCAACCAGAAGTTCAAGGAATATGATAAACAGATTGAAAGTCTGGAAAGTGAAATCAAGCGTCTTAAAAAGCCATTTTGGAAACATTGAGGAGGTGATCACTCATCTTGACTGGTAGGAAAGACTACTTAAAACCGTGTCAATGTGGCACGGTTATTTTTTTTGCTTTTTTAAAAGTTTTGCGCATTTTTACCATTTTTGCACTTTTTGTTTGAGAAGATATAGTCGTTTAAGGGTACCGGGAAGAGATATTTGTTATTTTTGCGTCAATATTTTTTGATGAACACTTTCTTTTTTAATCGAACCTGGTATCGATTCTGTTAGGGCTTAGCCTAGATAATCCGTGGCGACACGGGAAAGCTTTGATTCGGTTGTGTCAATCTTAGCGCCAGCAATGGTCATTCTAAGCAATCCAATCCTTATGGTATCAGTTTGGTATCAGTGTATGAAGTCAAAGCGTTTTGCTAGAGCCAATCGGTGAGGTGCTACGTCGGTAGTGCGTGAGACGAATGCATAGGAGGAAGGAGCTACTTTAGTTCGAGGGTCGCGCCGAGAGCGGGTGGTATGTCAATGGTTTGTGGGTTGACTACCCATGGGGTGTTGATGAGTCTGAGTGCTGCTAACACGAGGATAATGGTAGGCGTTGCGCATTTTGTTCTCCAAAAGAGGATGAAACGCATGGCAATGCACGTCTACGATACGACTAGGGAAATATGTGTGTGTTATATGATTCAACAAAAAACATTATTTAAAAGCAAAAGTCATTGCCCGTCACAAATGGAAAGTGTACTTCGGTAGCTAGGCTACCCACTCAAATCTCGCAAGGATGAGAGTGAAGTCGAAGAGTAAAGCAGCTTAGACCTTTAGCGGGGTTTTCGTTAATTGAAAAACGGCTTAGTAGTTTGTGACGTAAGGGGTGGTTGGTCTAACCAACCGTGCATGATTGGTACTGAGAGGGATTTCAGTGGATAAGCAACTAACTCATAAGGTTGCGAAAGACAATCGTTTAGACGTGTAATCTCAGCGTTTTCTTGGGAGCATAACTTAACAGGTAGAGTAGAGGGCAGGGTAATCCCTACTAATTAAGGTTCGATTCCTTTTGAAGCATGGTTGCTTAATATGCAGGTTCGAGTCCTGCTGTTCCCGTTTTTAGGCCTTTGGTGTAGTGGTAACATGGCAAGTTCCAACCTTGTTGTCGTGGGTTCGATTCCTACAAGGTCTGTAAATTTGTGGTGCTGAGAGGAGCATTGTGAGACTTTCTAAGTCTTTTTAATGACTATCATTGCACGAAAGTTCGCTAGAACGGAGGTATCTGTGGGACTATTAGATGTTTTTACATTCAAAAAATCTGCATCTTTTGATGAGTCTTTAGGTGACGATGGAGAGATAAAGGAAATTAGTCAGAATATCGCATTGAAATCTGCGGCTCTTTCAAAAGTCGCTAACTATGTTGGCAGGAGTCTTTCTAAAGCGAAGTTTGTACTGAAAGGTGTAGATACAAGTAATTATTCTGATTGGCTTTATTTGTTGAATGTCTGCCCTAATCCAAATCAATCTGCTTCAGAATTTCTTTCTGAGATTGGAAAAAAATTAATAAAGGATGGGGAGGTGTTACTGGTAGTTGTCGATGGAAAACTTTATGTTGCTGAATCATATTCGACCGAAGAAACCAGTTTGAAAGGGAATCGCTATCGTGTTAGTACGATCCAAGGGATGACGGTTGATGATGTTTTTGAACACGATAAGGTTATTTTTATCGAGAATGAAAACGATTCTTTAGCTACTTTTACCGAACAATTATGGGCGGACTACGGCGAATTGCTTGGTCGGTTGATTAATCGTCAGAAGACTGCTAATCAGATTCGCTTTACTCTAGGTCTTCCAAAAGATCAGGTCAGAGAAAAAGCCCAGGAGCTTGCTGACGGTAAGGGAAAACAAAATGTACAGCAAAAATTCTTCCAACGTGTTGTTGAGAGGATTAAAAAAGATTCTGTAGTTGCGATTCCTTTAAATAAAGATGGTGCGTATAACGAGTATTCGAATCGCTATTCCTCTAAAGCTTCTTTTGTTGATGATATCAAACAGGTTAAGAACCAGTACATTGATGATGTTTGTGAAATGGTAGGCATCCCGCCTGCTCTAATTCATGGAGAATTAGCTGATAATCAGAAAAATCATGAACAGATGATAGAGGTGGTTATTGAACCAATCATTAGAAAGCTGATTGATGGATTGCAGGTTGCTATATTCTCTGAGGAGCAATATGCCGAGGGAAGCTATATCAAGGCTACTGGTCTTCTTCGTCGTGATTTGTTTGATATTGCTGCAAGTGGGGATAAATTAATCGCCGCTGGTTTAGCTATGGCAGATGAGATTCGGGAGGAAATTGGTCTTAGTCCGCTCCCTAACGGGCTTGGGCAACGTCTCTATATAACGAAGAATTATCTGGAACTTAGGGAGGAAGGAGGTACGAAGGATGACGATAGTGCAAATCAAGGGACCAATCATTCCGAACAATCATAAGGATTTTTATGATGAGTGGGGGATGGAATCAACTGCTCCTAAAGATATAGTTTTGCCGGACAATGGAGAAGATATTGAGATTCATATTAATTCTGGTGGTGGGTCTGTTTTTGCTGGTAGTGAGATTTTCACTACTTTGAAATCTTATTCGGGGAAAAAGGTTGTCAAGATTGTGGGACTTGCTGCAAGTGCGGCTTCTGTTATTGCGATGGCTGGTGATGTGATTGAGATGAGTCCTACTGCTCAGATGATGATTCACAATGTTTCTTCTTTTGCAAGTGGAGATCATACCGCATTGCGTAAAGAAGCTGATGTCATTGAAGCGATGAATCAATCCATCGCAAATGCATATATTATCAAATCTGGTAAATCTATGGATGAACTTCTGGATTTAATGGGTGATACTACTTGGTTCACTGCTCAGAAGGCTGTCAGTTTTGGTTTGGCTGATTCGGTGATGTTTCAGGATGAATTACCTGAATTAGTAGCTTCAGAATCAACATATATTCCAGACGGTGTTGTAAATAGTTTTTATTCGATGAAGAAGCTATGCGAGTCACAAGACAAGCTTATCAATACTGTATTGGAACGTCTGGATAAGGTTGAGGCAGAAAACAAGGAGCGTAAGGAACAGCCTGTGGCTCATGCTGAAATCGTAGTTGATGCCAATCAGATTGAAGAAACTGTTAAGAAAGTCATTAGGGCAGTAAAAGAAAAAGAGGCGGTTTCGCCTTTTGCAAAATTTGTTTTATAGGAGAAAAAAATATGGTTATTGATTTAAAGGCAGTACCTAAATATCGTGCTGCGGTTGGGAAATTAAGCGCTGAAATTTCTAATGGTGCAAGTCAGGAACGCCAAGAGGAACTTTTTAATGAGGCGTTCAATATTTTAGGTACTGAAATTAATGAAATGGCATCTGATAAGTTGGAAAAATTATTTAATTTCCGAGATGCCAATCGTACACTTTCAACGGCTGAGCTTAACTTTTTCAATGAGGTTGTGAACCCAGAGGACCCAGCAGGTGCGAAGACTGAAAAGCTCATTCCAGAAGAGATGATGATTCAAGTTTTTGATGAATTGAAAGAAGAACATGAACTTCTTTCTGTGATTAATTTCAAGACAACTGGTATCAATGCTAAAGCGTTGATTTCTGAAACAGATGGTGTTGCGGTTTGGGGAGAAATCTATAGCGAAATCAAAGGTCAGCTGAAACAAAAATTTGATGAAGTTGACTTTGGCATGAACAAATTAACGGCATTTGTTGTTCTTCCTAAAGATGCACTCAAATTCAGCTATAGCTGGTTGAAGCAATTTGTTATCGAACAAATTAAAGAGGCGATGGCTGTAGCATTGGAGTTAGCGATTGTCAAGGGTGATGGTTTTAAGCAACCTGTTGGTCTTATTAAGAAAATCGGTGAAGGTGATGAGGTTGTAAGAGACAAAGTCATTACTTATCCGACAGATAAGGATGCAATCGCTGATCTTTCTACAATCAACCCGGAAAATGCTCCTAAAATCTTGGCACCAGTCATGAAGTACTTATCAAAAAATGATAAGGATCGTCGCAAAAAAATTCGCGGGAAAGTTCGTATCTTGGTCAGTCCAGACGATCATTGGGATTTAGAGGCACGCTTCACGAAGTTGACAGATGGTGGTGCTTATGTAACAACAGTGCCTTACGGTATTAAATTTATCGAAACATTGGCATTAGAAAACGGTAAGGCGATTGCATTTGTGACAGACCGATATGATGCATTGATGGCCACCAATGGTTCACTTACTATTGAGGAGTTTGACCAGACTTTTGCTCTTGAAGATTGGATGCTTTACACAGCCAAAGGTTACTACTACGGAAAAGCTAAAGACAATCATGCATCTGCTGTGTTGACAGTCACAGGGGGGTAATTCCTGATGAAATCAGTAAAAATCAGGGTTATTAAGCCTTTTGGGGATTGGGAAGCTAACACAATTCGTCAGGTGGGGGATGTGTTTGAGGTGTCAAAGGAGCGGTTTGCTTCTTTGTCGTCTCGGGTTCCTCCGGATTTTTATGAGGTGGTTAAGTCTTCAAAAACGAAGGATAAGGAGGAGTAGCGATGAAAAAAGCTGCTGAATATGCTGCTAGTAAACTTGAAAACTTTAAAGAGAGGATGCGAATCACTCATGAGAGTGAAGATGACAAGCTTATTAGAATGCTGACTTCCAGCGCTTTGGCTATTGCTACTTTGGTTGGAGCTAGTAGTTTTGACGATACGATAGAAGAACTAGTTTTGGAAAGGGCTATGTACCTATATCATGATTCGTTAGATGAATTTCAAAAGAATTATAGTGATGAAATTGAAATTCTATATCTTCGCAACATGATAATTGCAAATGAGGGAAGTGACGATGCTACGGAGTAGAAAATTTAAGCGTGAGACTACCCATAACGGCACGCTTAGAACCTTGGTTACGTTTAAACGGATGAAGGTTTCTGATGACTTCTATGAATTTAACGCAGAGACTGGAGAGAGTTTTTCTGCGTGGGGAGAAGCTCATGATGTCACTTTTCAAGATTTAGAGAGCTTGAAGGGGCGATTTTCTAAAAACGCCCTTGCTCTTGAATCTATCAAGTCTAAGGCAATAAAAGCCTATGCGACAGTTAAAATTAGAGATCCATTGGAGGATTTCCAGCCTAAAAATTCGGACAAAGTCGTTATTCACGATGAACGTTTTAGAGGCAAGGAATGGGACGTTATCGACGTCCAACCAGACCTCTACAATCGTATGTATCTGGTGATATTTTTGGTTGGTAGTTGATTATGAGTGATTATCAAGTTACTGGCATAGAACAGATTCTAAATGCGTTAGAAGCTCGTTTGGGCGAGGCGAATATGAGGCGTGTGACGAGTAAGGCGTTGCGTACGATTGCCAAGGACCATGTAGCTCCTGAAGTTGAGGCTATGGCTAGGTCTTTTGTTGATAAGGGAAATACTGTTCGCCAGATTGTCGTTGGGAATGTGTCTTTTGCTGATTATAACATCCCGAAAATTAAGGTTGGTTGGAAGCGTTCGGACCCTGGGGATAGTCCTCGGTGGAATATTGAACACTTGAATGAGATGGGATTTACCAGGAATGGTAAATTCTATCGCCCTAGGGGATTCGGTAAGTTGCAAGGGGTCATCGATGACTTTGGCGAACAATATCCTAGGTTGGCTAGAGAAGAGTTGAAGGAGTTGGTTGAATGAGCGATATAATGAAACGCATCGGAGATTTGTTAAAACAACAACCTGAATTGGTTGATGTTGCTGTCAAACCATACTATCGTCCAGAATCTCTAGATGCAAACGAACCAAGTCTAGCCATTGTTCCAATGGCTCCTCCAAAACAAGCTAGTTTTGGGAGTGACAGAGCTCTTCAGAAAGAGTTGACCTATCAGATGAATATTGAGGCGAGTAGCAAATCAAAGGTAACAGAGATAGCTTTAGCTGTCGAAAGGGTCTTAAATGAACTAGGGTTTGTTCAATTAAATGGTGGTCTTGATGAGTATTTTATCGAGACAAAAAGGTATGTTGATGCAAGGCGTTATCGAGGACGATCGTCCTTGTACGATGTTGATTATTAGAAGGAGAAGAAGTATATGACAATGATTGGTTTTGAATCAATTGAGATTCGGGTACTAGATGAAGGGGAACCTGTCAAAGATACGAATGTTTTTGTACTAGATGGTACCCAAGATAAAGGTGCGACGAAGAAGGCTGATATTACTGGATTGACCAGTGAGATTATCAAAACATTTGGTTCTAACTTGGTGTATCACACTAATGCAAAGGGTGTAGGAGATATTTCTGTGGGTCTTGAATTGGTAGATATTCCATTCAAGGTGCTGAACGAGATTCTTGGTCGTAAAAAGGTTGATGATCTGATATCAATTGGTGTGGATACAGAGGCGCCACTATGCTCGTTGGCTATTTGGTCACATGATGGGAAGGGACAAAAAATTGGCATCGGTTTCTACAAAGGTCGTTTCTCTATGGAGGCTATTGGTGTTGAAACTAAGGAAAAAGATAATAAAGAGTTGCCTACAGAGAAGTTGACCTTCGTGCCTATGGCTAGTGATGATAACAAAACAAAAGGGACCTATGTGTCATTCGCTACAACTGACGAAGAAGTTACTAAGCTACGTCAAAACCTTAAAATCGCTGCTTAATTTCAGGGGGCGGGGAATCCCCGTCTCCTATTTTTATTGAAAGGAAAACGATATGGCAAAACTTGAATTAACATTACATGATGAGAACGGCTATGAAAAAGTGATTAGGGAGAACCATGTTTCTGGCCAGAAGTTGCTGGATTATCTGAAAATGCTTGAAGAATTCGAGAAGAAATCTGGCAAGATGACTGCTTATGATTTTATCACTAGGAAAGTGGAATTTTTAGCTAGTTTGTTCACTGCAGAAGTGGTTAGTCCTGAGGATATTCTGAAAGGTGTTCCGTCTTGGGATTTGGTTCGGACTGTTGATGATTTGCTGGATAAGGCGATGGGAGCAAAGGGTGATGACCCAAAGCTAGAAAGCTCTCTCTCAAAGAAACTAGAGACAGATACCTAACGTTTGTTAGAGACTTGGTGGCTAGTCAGTCGGGCTTTTCTCTAAGCGATGTTTTGGAGGCTGATTTTGAAACTCTTTTGTCTATTTTATCAGCCAAGACGGAAGAAAAAGAAGAAGTCATGAGCATGGAGATGTTTATGAATCAATGTTCGATCAAATAGGAGGATAGAATGGCGGGTAATGGTACTCCATTAGGACAAATGGTCATTGAGTTGAATCTGGACGCTACGAAAATGGGCGACTCTATGACTCGTGTAAAAAATCAGCTCAAGAATTTTGAAAAGCAAGTGAGGGCTCAAAGAGGTCTTTCTGATTATTACAAAACGGGGAGTGATGCTGCAAAGGCTCTTGAAAAGCAAAAAGAGGCATTGACCAAATCTATTGAAGCACAAAGGCAAGTGCTATCACGCTTAAATAAAGAGTATCAGACAGAATCTAAAGCAAACGGCGAGATGTCGAAAAAGGCCCAGCAATTAGCAGGGCGTATTGAAGACGGAAATACGAAGTTAGCTAGGTATGCTATCCAGTTGAGAGAAGTGTCGAAAGAAGCCTATTTGGCAACTAGCAAACTCAATATTTTTGGAGATAAGCTTGCTGCTATTAGTAAGGGGGCTCAGAATTGGGAGAACGGGCTAAATACTGTGTCCCAGCGGACACAAGCGCTTTCTCTGGCTATTTTTGGGGGTATGACACTCTCTGCTAAGGCGGCTATGGACTTTGAGTCTGCTTTTGCTGGTGTGAAGAAGACGGTTGATGAGACTCAGGACTGGTCTTATGAGAGGTTGTCCAATGAGATTCGGAAGATGAGTCAGGAGCTTCCTGCTTCGGCTGTTGAGATTTCGAAGGTTGCGGAGGCTGCAGGGCAGTTAGGGATTAAGACTGAGGATATTATCAGCTTTACTCGTGTCATGATAGATATGGGTGAGTCTACGAATATGTCTGCTGAAGAGGCGGCGGTCGCTCTAGCAAAATTTAAAAATATCACTGGTATGCCGACCGAGGATTTCAAGAAGCTGGGAAATGTGATTGTTCAGCTTGGTAACAATATGGCTACGACTGAGCAGGATATTGTTGATATGGGGCTTCGTTTGGCATCATCTGGTAAGCTGGCAGGTTTGACAGAGGCGCAGATCATGGCGTTGGCAGCTACTTTGTCTTCTGTTGGTATGGAGGCTGAGGCTGGTGGTTCTGCTATGAGCCGTGTCATGCAGAAAATGAATACTGCAGTTGCTGAGGGCGAGGAGGCTCTTGATAAATTTGCTGCTGTTGCTGGAATGTCTGCCGAGGAGTTTGCTGCTAAGTGGAAGGCTGAACCTCAAAATGCAATTGTGGATTTCTTAAATGGTCTTCGTCGCATCAAAGAAGAAGGTGGAGATGTTACGCAAACCTTGAAGAATATGAAGATTAGCAATATCCGCGATATTGATAGTTTGCAACGTCTTGCTGGTGCCGGGGAACTGCTCGCCAAAACTCTTGGTATGGCAAATAAAGAGTGGGCAAGTGGGAATGCTTTACAAACGGAGGCACAGAAACGTTACGAGACAACCGAGAGTAAATTGAAGATGGCTCGTAATAAGTTGAACGATATTGCCATTACCTTGGGTGGTCCTTTGTTGGATGCGTTTCTGGATGTTTTAGATGCTTCTGAACCGTTGATTGATGATGTTGCAAGCTTGGCAAAAGGATTCGCCGAACTGGATAAGGGAACTCAGCGTAATATCATCAACATGGCTCTGATGGTTGGCGCAATTTCGCCAGTTTCAAAAATTTTAGGTACTACTTTTGGAACTATAGGAGATTTGACTGGAGGTATTGCAAATCTTAGTAAGTGGTTGGCTAATATTGGTGCTGAAAGGGCTGGTCAAAAAGCTATTGAAGCAATTGGAGCAACTGCTGGAGCCTCTGCCTCTAGTGTTGGCGGTCTATCAAGTGCCGTTAGCTTGCTTGGAAATCCAATAACGTGGGGAGTTATTCTCGGAGGTGCTGCACTTGTTGGGCTAACCTACCTTACTGCAGAATTAGGAAAGGCATATCAACGGACACAGGAATGGGGAACTGAGGTTGATAAGGTTCAGGCGGAACAATTGTCTGAGTTTAAGGATAAGGTTGATGAAACAACTAAGGCAATGGAGCTGTTTGGAAAGAACGGTAAGCAGGATGTCGAGGGTATCCAGCAAGCTGTGAAAGACCTTGTTAGCGAAATCACGCTACTTGCTGACGAAAAGTTGGCCAAGGATGTCAAGTTGGCAGAACAGCTAGGACTTAGCGAGACCGTTATTAACGCGCTAAAGAAAAGCGCTGACGATAGTAAGCAATACATCCAACGTGTCAGCGACGAAATGTTGGATATTTACAAGCGACATGCAAAAGACCATACGCAACTTTCTGCCGAAGAACAACAACTTGTGTTGCAGTATCAAACTGATTTAATCAATGAGCAGTTGGAGTTAATGGATTATTCAAGTGAGGAACGAATTGCAATCCAAAAGGCAATGAATGGTGAACTCGCAGACTTGAATAAAGTTCAATTAGATAATGTTTTCGAACAGACCACAAAATGGATGGCTGATGAAAGAAAGGCCTACAAAGATAGACGGACCAAGCTGAAAGAGACGTTAAATGAAATCAAAGGTGACTCAAAAGAGGAGGTAGATGCTCGGAAAGAGATTAATGCCGAATTAGAATCGTTGGAAGCAAACCATAACGCAGTCATGGATACATATCAACAAAAATTTATCCAAATAATGCGTGAAAAATGGGAACGTGAGAAGGAAATTTATAAAGACCGTCCAGAAGTGTTGAGCGCTTATGAACAATCGTATCGTGAAGTGCTTAACAAGTACGGCATATCTTGGGAAGAATTTATCAACTCCACATCAGAAGGTGTTAAGAACTTAGCAAGTGATTACGACTATCTCGGGAAAATTGTTAAAGGTATGAGCGATGAAGCTGTAGATGCGAATGCTCGTTGGGAGAGTTTGGTTTGGGATGAGAAAGAGCAAAAACTGAAAACTAACGTTGATGAAGTGTTGCAAAAAGCGGTTGAGTCAGAAAACGGTTGGAACGACTTGAAATTCATCCTAAAAAACGCAACTATCGATAGCAACGCAAGAGAGTTGATTGTAGAAGCTATGTCTTCGTCTGAAGCGTGGAACAGCCTCACCATTAATGAAAAACAAATGATCGTTGACGGGAATCAGGCGATGATTGAGATTGCGACGAGCCAGGATTTGCTCAATCAGTGGAATGCTTTGACTCCAGCTCAGAAGCAGTTGTTGGCTGAGAACTTGACAGCAAATCCTGTCATTGATGCTCAGTGGGCCATTAATAATGTAAAACAAGATAAGCCGGCTGAAATTAAAGCCAGCGACCTGACTGGTGGTATTGTGAAGCAAGCTACACAAAGTATCAACTCTGTTCCAAATAGAGAGATAACAATCAAAGCTTTGGATAATGCTTCTTGGACTGCATCATACGTAAAAGAACAAATTGATTCCATTCCAAATTATAAGGAAGTTGTCTTAAAAGTTCTTCAGAGAGGCGAGGTGCACAATCCACTCGATGGCTATGTTGCGACCTTTACAGGTACTAATTTCCACCCTGGTGGTTTTGCTTTGGTCAATGACCAAATAGGACCTATGTATAAGGAGTTAATCACGCTTCCTAGTGGTGAGAGCTTTATTCCTAATGGTCGTAATGTTCTTTTGGACTTGCCTAGAGGGTCTAAGGTTTTGAAGGCTAGTAGCACAGAGCGATTGATGGGGCGTCTGGGGATTCCTAACTATGCGGAGGGCATTGGTTTCCCAGAAGATGCTAGTTTATTTAAAGGATTGGAGCGTTTTAATGCTTCGAATAATTCTGGTACAACCATCCATATCGATAATAGCAATGTTGTTGGTGTGCTTAGAGAAATTTTAACGTTCCTGACTATGGCTGATTTTACGATTAAACCTGCTGATGTTTATTTGGATAAGGCAAAGGTTGGTCAAATGGTTATGGAGTTTCAGGATGATAGGAATTGGATTGAAAGTGCGATGAGAGGAGTAAGGCGATGAGTATCGTAACAATGACATTTAATGAGCATGATTTTTCGGATTTGATTGTTATCCACGATATTCGTCGTGATATTGGAAATGAAACTTCATTGACTTTAACGGATGGACCAAAGATTGGGGCGATTGTTACTGATAAAACAATTAATCCAAAATATATTGAAGTGGATTTCTCTATATGGGCAGAGGATAGAAATACCTTGAAGCGTAAACTTGCAAAGTATTTTGAAACGGAGTCAGAAGCGAAGTTATTGTTTTCTGATGAGCCAAATGTTTACTACTTGGCAAGAAAGACAGGGAAAATTCCCACTAGAGAGGGAAGGGGATATTGGTCGACTGGGACGGTGACATTTTTGATTCCTGATGGGGTCGCTCATTCGACAACGTATCGGCGATTTGATAATCCCACTGTAAAATCAGATCATTTGGCATTCCGTTTAAAAAACGATGGGACTACAGATGCCTTTCCGATTATTACTGTAAAACACAATTCTGAGAATGGTTATCTTGCTGCAGTAAATGCTAAGGGTGCTACAGCTATTGGAAATAGAGAGGAAGCTGACACTGTATCTGTTAAGCAGTCTGAGATGCTACTGGACTTTAGAGATTCAAAAATTGGCAATGCTTTAACTTCTGGCACTCCTAACATTGGAATCATGAATGACCAAAACGCAAATCCTGTATTCAGCGGCAATATTCGTAAGGTTAATGTTTGGGGGCGTGACCATCTTGAATTAAACGGTCGTGGTTTTAGTTCTCTTACCTGGGATATTCCAAACGATAGTGCTGGTGGCGTTGGGTCTCTCAATGATTACTTGTGGTGGAGACAAATTTTTTGGCTTGGTGCTACAAATCAGTACGGAGCTATGAAAATTACGGTATCGGATAGCAACGGTCAATTTTTATACGGTGTAGAAACATTTAAGAGAAGCAATGGGCTTGATTGTGAATATAATTTTATGGCTACCGATGGAAAAGGTGGTTACAACATGATTAAGCAATGGCGATTTACAGGTACACATTGGGATTATCACAATCCTTTCAATGAATCTCGTGGCTGGTCTGATTTAAAGAGAAATGATGATAGGGTAACGGTCTATTGGTTTGGCACCTACAATGAGTTCTACATTCCTGAGATTAAAGGGAAAAAGTCTAAGAAAATCCATATTGCTTTCTCATCAATTGGGAACCATCCGATTGTATCACACATGTATTTGGATAGTTTCTACTACCGCAAGGATCATGTTAGCATCGCTAAAGATATTCCAAATCGTTATCCAATTGGTTCTACGGTCGTTATTGATTGTGAGGATGACACTATAACTGTTGATGGCATGGATCGTTTTGGAGACCGCATTCAAGGGTCTTCGTGGTTGAAAATTCCGCCTGGAGAGAGTGAGTTAGAGATTTATTGTTCTAGCTGGATTAGGAATAAACCTACTGTGTCTATTCAATTTGAAGAGAGGTATCTATAATGCTTTTAACGATTCATGACATGAATTTACGCCAAGTCGCTTCAATTGATAACGATAAACAGGATGCCCTAAATTATATAAACGACAAGTGGAACAGGTATCTGGAAACGGGGTCGTCCACTTTTGAATTTACGGTATTTAAACGTTCGCTGAAGAAAGATACTGGATCGAAGCATGCTTATCATTACCTTAACAATAAGGCTTTTGTCTCGTTTGAATACGAGGGTGAGGTTCAATTATTTAAGGTTCGAAAAATTGTAGAAAACGAGAAAACAATCACTTGTTCTTGTGTCAATCTTAACCTGGAGCTAATTAACGAATACGCCAATCCTTTCAAATCGGAGCAACCAAAAACGTTTAAAGAGTATTGCGAGGCAATGGATTTACTGAATTTCACTTTGTTGACTATTGGTGTGAACGAGATTTCAGATAAACGAATTAAAGCTGAGTGGACAGGTCAAGATACAAAATTGGCACGTTTATTGAGTTTGGCAAATAAATTTGGTGCAGAACTTGAATTTAAAACTTACCTTAATGATGATTCTTCTATCAAGTCGTTCGTGGTAAATATCTATCATGAAAATGATGATACACATCATGGTGTTGGGCGCATCCATGCCAAACCATTGCGTTATGGAAAAGATTTTAAGAGTCTGATTCGAACGGTAGATAATACAAACATTTACAATGCCGTACGACCAACTGGAAAAGCTGAGAATGGCGATATTGTTACTATCGGTGGCATGGAGGCTTGGTCTGTAAATAACGAATATGGAGAGAGGGAATTTTATCAACAAGGGGAACTTCTTTACGCTCCGTTATCTATGCAAATGTTTCCTTCTGCATTCACAAGCGGTACCATGGCTGACCAATGGATTCGAAAAGATATTACTGTTGATAGTGCCGATAAGAAAGTTATTCGAGCTACAGCTTATCGTGAACTGAAAAAACATGCTTATCCAGACGTGTCGTATGAGGTAGAAGGCTTTATTGATCGAGGGATTGGCGACACGGTCTTTGTATATGACGATGGATTTGTACCGACGCTTTTACTTCGAATGAGAGTGGTTGAGCAAGAGATTAGTTCTACTAATCCATCTAACAATAGGACGAGGTTTGCTAACTTCAAGACGTTAGATAATTTGTTGCCTGACGATCTCCAAAAACGAATTGATGAATTATTTGAAGCGTCACAGCCCTACCTTATCAAACTGGCTACTGACAATGGCGTTATTTTCAAGAATGGAATTGGTCAATCCATTGTAACGCCTACTCTTTACAAGGGCGGTAAGCCTCTGACTGCCAATGTGACTTGGCGCTGGTCTTTGGATGGCGCTGTGAAAACGGGGATGACCTACACAGTCCGTGGTGCAGATGTTACAGATACATCTACTTTGACGATGGCAGCATATATAGGTAACGCTGAGGTAGCGGTTGATGAGCTGACGTTTGCAAACGTATTGGATGGTCGAGATGGCGGAGTCGGGCCCAAAGGAGACCCTGGACAAAGAGGGGCTGATGGACTTCCAGGTCGTGACGGAGTGGGGATTCGTTCGACGACCGTCACTTATGCTAATTCAACAAATGGGACCACGGCGCCGACGACTGGTTGGACTGCGGCAGTTCCGACCGTTGCCCCTAGCAATTATCTTTGGACAAAAACGGTATGGACTTATACAGACGGCAACACGGAGACTGGATACACTGTCTCTCGTATTGGTCGTGATGGTAATACTGGTCGAGATGGTATCGCTGGTAAGGACGGAGTAGGTATTCGTTCAACGACGATTACTTACGGAAAATCGACATCTGGCACAATTCAGCCAACGTCATGGACATCTCAGGTACCAAGCGTCCCCAACGGTCAATTTCTGTGGACAAAAACTGTCTGGGCATATACGGATAATACTACAGAAACTGGTTACTCAGTGGCTAAGATGGGAGAGACTGGCCCTACAGGCGTAAAGGGTGACCGAGGAGCTACAGGTCCGCAAGGCCCACAAGGTCCGCAAGGTCCACAGGGACTACAAGGTCTTCAGGGTCCTAAGGGAGACCAGGGGATAGCTGGCCCTAAAGGTGCTGATGGTCGTACTCAATATACCCATATTGCTTATGCTGATAATGCAACTGGTGGTGGCTTTAGTCAGACAGACCAAACTAAAGCCTATATTGGCATGTATCAAGATTTCACTGCTACCAACTCTACAAACCCAACAAGTTATCGCTGGACTAAATGGAAAGGCTCTGACGGCGCTCAGGGCATACCTGGCCCTAAGGGTGCAGACGGTAGAACTCCATACATCCATTGGGCTTACTCGGATAGTGCGGACGGTACAGGCTTGACCACATCAGATAATGGTCAGCGATATATCGGGCATTACTCAGATTACACACAAGCTGATAGCACGGATAAGACAAAGTATCGTTGGGCAGATAGGTGGGCGAAGATTGAGGTAGGTGGACGGAATATTTTACGTAACGCTACTTTCTCGAACCCGAAAGAGCGCTCTGAGACATTTACGGTCGGAGGTACTACCTACAAGAATATAGAGATTCCGAATTGGGGTAGTATGTACAACAGTGGAATCACTAATCCGACAACATCTTATCATGCATTTTATCGTGAATCGTTTAATGGTACTGGGCCAGTTATTGAATTTAATGAGTCTAATGGTCAGCGCAACTGGAAAGCGCTTAACCAAGCATTGCAAGCAAGTGACCTTAGAGTGGGTAAATATACTTTCTCCGCAGACATTTTTGCTACTGGCATTGGTACTAAAATTCAGTTTGGTATTTACTACTACAATAAGGCTGGCCAGCGAGATTTCCATTCTGGGAAAACGACAATCAATATATCTACGACTAACAAGTGGCACAGAGTATCTGGTAATCTAAAATTAAATGATGATATTGATTTTACAAAAGAAATAATGTTTTTTATCTATGCCTTTGAGTTTACTACAAACTCCATCCTATATTTGACCAAGCCACAACTAGAGGAAGGAACAGTTGCAACAACGTTTGGCGAAGCGCAGGCTGATGTTGAAAAACGTATCGATTCCAAAGCAGACCAAATATTGACCCAAGAACAGCTTAACGCTCTTAACGAGCGGGCGCAGATACTTGATGCAGAGCTTAAAGCAAAGGCATCTATGGATGCGCTTAGTGACCTCGAGAAAGCTTATCAATCATTTGTAAAATCAAATGCTGATAGCCGAGCTAAAGCAGAAGCAGATTTGACAGAGGCTGGTCGTCGTATCGAGATGCTTGTTACGCAGTTTGGCGGTTTTAAAGAGCTGAAAACATTTATTGATACTTATATGTCAAGTTCTAACGAGGGTTTGATTATAGGCAAGAATGATACGAGCTCAACAATCAAAGTATCAAGCGATAGAATTTCAATGTTTTCAGCAGGTAAAGAGGTTATGTACATCAGTCAAGGGGTTATCCACATTGATAACGGTATCTTTACCGCCTCTGTACAGATTGGACGGTTCCGCACGGAACAATATCATCTCGATGCCAATATAAATGTCATACGGTATGTCGGGTAGAAAGGATGGATAATGGCAAAATTTAGTAATGCGAGCGGGTCTTTGTACTTAAATGTGTATATTGAGCCAGGCGCACAAAATATAGCTGCTAACACAACTGTTGTCAATTGGCGAATAACTGTAAGTCGTACAGGTGCTTACTTGACACGCAATGAGCAAGGAGATAGTACACTTAGTTTAGACATTAATGGTGGCAGAGTACACACTTCGAACCCTCGTTGGCGAACATCTGGCGAGGAATTTCTGATGGCTAGTGGTTCGACAACTGTTGGACACAATGCTGACGGCACAAAGAGTTTTCCGTTTTCAGCAACGTTTAACCCTAATAACGGTCTACATGGGATTATCACTGTCTCGGGAAATATTGGTCTGGCAACTATCCCACGTTCCAGCTCTGTAAGTGTTAGCTCTGGGGTTATTGGTAGTGCACTTACTATCAACATCCACCGTCAAAGTTCTAGTTTTAAGCACATTGTACGGTATGCCTGGGGAAACAAATCAGAGACAATCGCAACCAATGTAGACACATCTACAACTTGGACTATCCCACTCGATTTTGCGAACGACATCCCAAACGCAACAAGTGGGACGGGTATAATCTTTGTTGATACCTATTCTGGTAGTACCAAGACAGGGACACAACAAGTCACATTTACAGCAAATGTGCCCGCAAGCATGAAGCCAACATTTAGTGGTATCACTCTGACAGACACTAACGGAGTGGCGAGAAGTCTATTGTCTGGCAACAATTTCTTGCAGATTATTTCTAATATCCAAGTAACATTTAATGGACATGCTGGTACGTATGGTTCAACGATAACTGGATACAAAGCTGAAATTGTAAACAAAAACCAAGTTACCAACTCAAACGGTGGCTCACTCGGTATCATGAATTTTAGCGGGTCTGCAACAATCCGTGCCAGCGTTGTTGATAGTCGTGGCAGATGGTCAGACACCAAAGATGTCACTATAAATGTCATAGAATATTTTGCACCTATCCTCAGCTTTACAGCGCTGAGAACGAGAGAAACACCCAATATCATCCAGATTGTCAGAAACGCTAAGATAGCCCCTATCACTCTATCTGGTAGCCAAAAGAATGTGATGACCTTGACATTTAAGGTTGCCCCATTAGGTAGTACCAGCTATACGGCTGATAATGGTAGTGCCACTGGTACGTTTACAACCCAGCACACTCTGACTAATTCAGCCGCAAACATGGCGGGCAACTATCCAGCTAATAAGTCGTTTACTGTCATTGGTACGCTGTCGGACAAGTTCACAAGTGTTGAATTTTCGGCGACCGTAGCGACCGAAACCGAGGGTGTTGCGGTGAGTTATGACAAAGATGGTAGGGTTGGTGTTGGTAAGATTGTCGAAAACGGACCTGCTGGGTCATTGGATGTGGCAGGTAATATCTATGCAGGTGGTAAGCCAATCCAGCAACATCAATTGACAAATGTCGAAGGTAACACTATTTACGCTTACAATACTGATGTCAATACTCATGTTAACAATGGTACACGCTGGATAAATCCAGGCTGTGCAAACAGTCCTTTTCCTTCGCAATATGGCTGGATCGAAACGTGTAGAGCTACAACCGATATATTTCAGATTGCAAAATCTTGGTATGGCGGGTGGAAAGTGTACAGGCGGCATGCAATAGGTTATAGAGCGTCAGATGGTTCGGCTAATTGGAACGAATGGGTCGAGATAACTCCCCAAACCAACCATCCAATGCTGCAAGAGAAACCACTAAAGACATTGACGATGGGATTTCCGTATAGCATGAAAGCCAATCTTGTTCGTAAGGGGGATGTAGTAACAATCAGTCTCATTCGGAATATATATTCCGTGGATTCTTTCGAACATGCAGTCATGCAGGAAAAGATACCAGCTGGATATAGACCTGTTGTCGATGTTCATATGACTGTAAATACAAATGTGTCTCAGTTCACCAAAAGTCCAAATATCTTGCATTTCGCACCAGACGGAACCATTAGGATGACGAGCAATACGGTCGGTAGACATGTAATGACTGGCACGATTACATACATCACTAATGACCCATATCCAAGTTAGAAAGGAATAGTTATGAGGTTAAAATTTGGAAACAAATCGTTGGAATATACGCAAGGGGAACATCCGAAAACTAGAGTATTACTTATCAATGATGAAGGAGCTATGTATCCCATCTATTTTGATAAGGAAGCTATTGATAAGTCGGATGCAGAACTGTTTGAGTTAGCACTCGAAAAAATCTATCAGGATAATTTCCCAAACAGAGCAGAAGATGAAAAATTCAATGAAATTGGTAAACGTCTTGCTAAGATTGATGATATTACCGAAGAAGCTACAAAGAATCTTGAAAAGGTTAAAGAGCAAGTAAAAATGTCCGCAGCTTCCCGTTCATCATTCTTGAAAATTACCGTCCTGCTCTATGAGAAAGGAATCCTTACCGATGAAGAACTTTTTGCGACAGGTATCTTTGATGATGAATCTGAAGATAGTCCTGAAACTGATATTTAATAAAGATAGGAGAATTGACATGATGATTAAATTATATGCTCTAGAAGTTATGGAAGGCAACATGAAGTGGAAGGATATTAAATTTAGTCCAATTATTAAGGACCGAATCAAAGCTTACATTCGCAAGCTAGTTGAAGATGATGAAATCTTTAACGAATTGACTAAGGAAGGATAGCCTATGCATATCAAACCAGAACATGTATATGCGTTGGTTGGATTTGTGTCTACAGTCGTTGGATTGTGGACTAATTTCTCAGCCAAGATTACAAAGCAAGAGAATCGTATTACGGTATTAGAGAAGGATATTGAAAATCTCAAAGAATTCAAGGAAAGTGCTAATCGTCGGCTAGATAGTCACGATGAGCAAAACAAGGCAATCTTGGTCCTTGCGGAGCAGGTCAAAAGCATGGGAGAAGATATTCGAGAGCTAAAACGCGTCATTATGAAAGAGGGGTAACATTTATGAAAATTAACTGGGGCGTGCGTTTACGCAATAAAACATTTTGGTGGACACTAGTACCGTTATTGGTACTTTTGTCTCAACAACTGGGCTTTAATTGGGTCCCTGAAAATTGGGAGTCAACCTTTGCGACGATTATGTCTATCTTGACTGTTGTGGGTATCATCAACGACCCGACAACTGCAGGAGTATCAGATAGCAAGCAGGCTCTTGACTATTACGAGCCAAAGGCAGACAAACAATGAGGATATTAAAGACAACATTTTGTGTGTTGGCGCTGATTATTTTGGCGCCAATTGCATTTCTACTTGTACCAATTTTGGAGGTATTAGATGACAATCAATCTTGAAACATCCATTCGTTGGATGAGCGACCGTATCGGCAAAGTCTCTTACTCAATGGACTATCGTAACGGTCCGAATAGTTATGACTGCTCTAGTGCTGTATATTATGCGCTAATGGCGGGTGGTGCAATTTCTGCAGGTTGGGCGGTCAATACTGAATATGAGCATGATTGGTTGATACGTAACGGATATGTTTTGGTTGCTGAAAATAAACCATTTAACGCTCAAAGACATGACGTTTTTATTTGGGGTAAACGTGGTTATTCCAGCGGTGAAGGTGGACACACTGGGATATTTGTAGATAATGTCAACATTATCCATTGTAATTTTAAACGCAATGGTATTACCATTGATGATTACAATAAAGTATCTCGCGGTATGTATTACTATCTATATCGCCCAGCAAATCAACCCAGCATCAGCAACAAATCATTGGATCAGCTTGTTAAGGAGACTTTGGCTGGGGTACATGGTAACGGAGATGCCCGCAAAGCAAGTTTGGGCAATCAATATGAGCCTGTCATGGCAGTCATTAATGGCAAAGCTACGGCAAGTGAGAAGACTGATGAGGAGCTTGCTAGGGAGGTCTTAGCAGGTAAGCATGGGGCTGGAGAGGACCGAAAACGGTCACTAGGACCACGCTATGAGCCTGTTCAAGCCATAGTCAATAAATTGCTCAAAGCTAAGGAAAAAACGTCTGAGACGGTCAAAAATGAACCACAGACGGTTCAATTAGAGGACGGTGATTTGTCGTTCAACGGTGCCGTCCTGAAGAAAGCTGTGCTAGATAAGATTCTTGCTAACTGTAAGGAACACAATATCCTACCTAGCTACGCTATTACCGTTCTACACTTTGAGGGTCTTTGGGGTACCTCAGCCGTAGGTAAGGCAGATAACAACTGGGGAGGCATGACATGGACTGGCAAAGGAGAGCGTCCAAGTGGTGTGACTGTCACACAAGGCTCTGCCCGTCCATCAAATGAAGGTGGTTACTATATGCACTATGCCTCTGTAGATGACTTTCTTACAGATTGGTTCTACCTGCTACGTTCAGGAGGTTCTTACAAGGTCAGCGGAGCCAAAACCTTTAGCGAGGCTGTCAAAGGCATGTTTAAGAAAGGCGGTGCAGTCTATGACTATGCTGCTACAGGCTATGATAATTACCTGGTAGGTATGTCTAGCCGTCTAAAAGCTATTGAGTCGGAGAACGGGTCGCTTGCTAAGTACGACCAACAGACCGTCACAGATGTCGGTCAGTCTGACAAAATAGAAGTAGCAATTGAAGGTATTGAAGTCACAATCAACGGCATACGCTATAAACTTACAAAAGAGCCTATTTGATTTTAACCCAGCGATCTGCTGGGCTTTTTCTACCATTTGTCAAGTCCATCAAGGTATTTGACGAAAAATATTTTGAGTTCAATAGTCAAAATAAGGAAATTGTTTTCTTTTGGACTAAAGTTTCGTGTAAAAAAGAGTACACGAAATTAACACCTTATGTTGAAAATTTTTGATAAGGTGTTACAATAATATTGCATAAACAATCTTACTGACTTTGGGTTAAAGTGTAATCGTAAAGTTTGTTATGCGTTATGAGGTAATACATTGTCCGAATGAGACGATGTATGGAGGCAATCGTGTG